TAGGGGGTGCGGAGTTCAGCCAGGGACAAGGCGTTGCCCCGCTGGTCCGTGAGGTCCGACACCCGCAGTTTCCCGGCTTCCCACAGGCTGGCACGCGCTGGGCCCAGGTATTCTTCCCGCTGCCCTTTGGAAAGCCCGTTGAACCAGGACTCCCATGTGGTGTCGCCACTGACTGGGCCGCCCATGGAGGCCCGCACGCCGGGGTCCATGCCGTCCAGCTTGGCAGCCAGTGGCTTGTGCCGCCGGGCCAGTTGCTCCCAGGTCTTGGTGATCGGGACCACCACGCAGCGGTCGTTCCAGTGGATCGGCGGGACGGGGTGTGGCTCACCTAGCGGCCACTGCTCGGAATCATGCTTAGCGCAAGCGTTGCACACCCTAAGGTCCAGGGTGGCCGTCCACTGCAGCTTGTCGATCACGTCCGCGTTCTCCTGGTAGGCGGCGAGCTGCGCGGCGTTGTTCACGGCCAGGGCGCTGGTCCGCACCAGGGCCTCGGCGTTGCGGGCGCTGATGGCCTGGAGGTCCCGCACGCGGCTGGTGAGCTGGCCCACCGTCTCACCCCGCAGCATGCCCTGCCGCATCTGGTCCGCGAAGGCTTCCTGGAGGTCCACGGACTGCCGGGCCCACCAGTCGGCGGACGGGGCGCCCTCGATCAGGGTGCCGTCCACCAGGCCCTTCAGGAGTTCGGGCGTCCACTTCACGCCCTGGAGCAGTTCGACCCCCACGGCGTCGTTCAGGGCCACCACCAGGCTGTTCGCGCTGGCCTCGGCGGCATCCGCCAGGTTCAGCGCGTGGTGGTCCGCGATGTCGCTGAACCCCTCCCCGATCCGCTTCTGGGCCCCGTCGAGCAGCGCCCGCAGCCGGGCCCGCTGCCAGTCGGTGCGGGGCGTGTCCAGCCCGGCCTGGGCCAGTTCGCCCACCAGTTCGCGGCCGAGCTGCGTGAGCATGGCCAGGATCTCGGTGCGCAGGCCCGCCTCGTAGCGCATGAGGTCGAGGGAGTTCTTCAGGATGGCGCTGTGCCAGCGGTCGGCTAGGTTAGGCATCGTTCACGCGGCAGGGGCTCGGGTTCTCATCGAACCGAACCGCCTTGATGGAAGGGGCCCCCAGGAGCATGGCCTTCATGACCCGGTGGCGGCCGTCCATGATGTCGCCGTCCTCGTCCAGGATGATCGGGTGGTTCAGGTCCGCGTCGTTCACGGCCTTCATGTGCATGACCATCTCGCGCAGTGTAAGTTTCTCATAAGTGTTGAACACGTTGAGGTGGTCCAGCGGGATGTCCATGACCGGGAGGCCCTTGGACAGCTCGACCAGGCGTGCAACGCTCCATTCGTTCCGGCCCAAGCGGGACACCTGCTCACTGAAGGGGATGAAGGGCTTGATTTTCACCTACGCCCCCGCCGCCACCTTCTTGAACGGCGTCACACCCGGCAGGGCCTGCGGGCCCTCCATGTCCAGCCGTGCCTGGAACTCCTCGAAGTCCATGTCGGGCGGGATCATGTTGGCCTTCTGCATGTTGAAGAACAGCACCTCGGAGGGCACCTGCCCCTTCTCCCGCATCGTGGACAGCGCGGTGATCAGGTCCGCGCCCACCTGGACCTCATCCCACTCCATGTCCACATGGGAGTGGCCGCCCTCCTTCTGACCGACCCACAGGGCCAGCAGCCGCAGGCACTCGTTCAGGAACGACTGGAAGTTCCCGACCCAGGCGCGAAGCTGGCTGGAACCCTCGCCACCCTCCAGGGCGGCCTCGGTGGCGGACTTCTGACCGGATTCGGTAACCAGCATCTGCCCCGCGACCCGGCGCATGCGGTCCTCGGTGTCCATGATGTCCGTGCGGCCGGCTTCGATGGCCTTGCCCTCGATCTCCACGTATTTCAGGCCGGTGAACCCCGTAATCAGGCCCTTCACGCCGATCTCGATAGCGGCGGTCTGGTCCTGACGCGTGTCCTCATCGGCGGCCAGCAGTGGCACCCGGGCGACGTGCAGGATGTGGTTCTGCTCGGACTTGCTCTGCCAGTGGCGCACGTTCAGCCAGGCCAGCTCGGTCAGCGGGGGCTCGTCCTCGTTCATGGCGCTGAACTTCGCCACCGGCACCTCGGGCACGCTCACGGGGCCCGACAGGTCCGCCAGCAGCACCCAGGTGGTCTTGCCATCCACGCCCTGCTGGGCCTCCCAGACCTCGACCAGGCCGGGCTCCAGGACGCGGATGCGCTCCACCTTCTTGGAACCCCAGCGCCCGTCCTGCACGCTGGCGCACTCCTTGTAGCGGAAGTGGACCACCTTCTGGGCCCCGCCGACCATGGCGTAGTGGATGTCCACCACGTTCTCCAGCGGGACGTGGACCAGGTAGGGCCGGGCACCCAGTGCCCGTTCCTGGGCCAGGGTGCTGCCGGCGGGGACCACGGGGTAGTCGGCCACCGCGAAGGTCACGCCGTCCACGATGCCGCAGGTGAGGGACTGGCGGGCCCACATGTCCAGGTCGTTCCCGGCCAGGTCCACGTTGTCCAGGGTGGCCTCGACCTCACCCGGGGCGCCGTCCACCACGATGGGGGAGCCCAGGGGCTTGCCGATGTAGGCGTGGACCGCGTGCTGCAGGGCCGGGAAGTAGTCCGTGAGGCCCAGGCGCAGATTGTAGTCCTTGTCGGTCTCCCGGGGGTTCTTCGGGAGGTAGGTCTCGCCCGCCTCGCGCATCTCCTCGATGCCTTCGTAGTTGTCCCGGCAGACCTTAGCCTTGGCCTGGGCCTCCTGGATCTCGGGGCCCACGTCCTGGATCTCGGGCTGCTTGTTCATCGGTCACCGCTCTGGTTCTTCATGGCATCAAGTAGTTCCCGCAGGCTCTTGGCGCCGGAACCCGTGAGGGTGATGCCGGGGTCGGTCTTGTCCAGCGGGCAGTCATCGTGCGGGCACCCGTCCGTGACCCGGCGGCCGATCATGGCGCTGTTCTTCCGCCACTCCTCGAGGCAGATCACCCGCCCGGTGACGTTCTGCAGTCGGACGTCCATGCCGTCCAGCTTCCCGTCGATGTTGTCCAGGCGCTTGAGCACCATGGTCTTGATCAGCGCGGCCATGCCAGCCAGGAGGGCCAGAACTGCGGCGATGGCGGTTGGAACGTCGGTCATAGTTTGCCCCCCAATAAGCCCAGAAGGGCACCCACTACCGCGCCTTCGCCGCGCCCCTGCCAGCGGCTGGTGGTCACGGCATGCTTCCATGCCTCGGTAGCCGCCTGCTGGGCTGCCGTGGCCTTGCGCTCGGCCTCGAACGCCAGCCGGAACTGCTCGGACCGGGCCTGCTCGTCGGTCAGGGCCACCGTGAGCCCCTGGATCTGCGCGTCCTGCTTGGCGATCAGAACAGCGTCTGCAGCCAGCAGTTCGTCTCGATGATCAGGGGCCACAGGCCCAGGGTCGGGCGCAGCGGGACCGGCCGGATCAGGAACTCCCTGCCGTCGCTGGGCCGCCACGATGCGACGAAGCCTTTCAACTTCGGCCCGTGCCCCAGCCACGTCCGTCTTGGCCTGCGCCAGCTCCGCCGCATGATCCGGGACTGCCTGGGCCTGCTGGACGTGGGCATTCGCTTCCCCTTGGTGAACTGCGGCCTGGTGCTCGGCCTGGCTGCCCTGGCGCTTCCGGCAGGAGTCCACGCCCGCGAGGGACGCCAGCACCAGCAGGATGGCGCCCAGGCCGAGGGCCACGTAGCGGGCTACCATCGCAGCGCCACGATCAGGACGGTGGCGGGGCCGATGGTCCAGGCCACGTCCCCAGCGCGGAACCGGCCGCCCCGCGACTGGTCGAACAGTTCCTTGGCCACGCCCAGGGCTAAAACAAGCGTCAGCCCTGTTTTAGGGAACCCCAGTTCGTTGAAATAGTAGGCCAGGCCGAGCCCCACCAGGGCATGGACGGCCTTGTGCTTCACGTAGACCTCGCGGGGCGTGCCCGCGTTGCCCCAGGCGTAGGCCGCCAGCAGCATGGACAGCGCCCAGGCCCTCATGGGTTGCCCCCGGTCGATCCGCTTCCGGCACAACCGCCGGGGGAAGGCAGGGCCGCGACCCCGTCTGGCTTGCGGAAGATCACGCCCGCCAAGGTGGCGACGGTCCCCCCGCTGAAGGTCAGGGCACCCGCGGCGCCAAGGCCGAGGTCGCCGTGCTTGAAGATCCACCACCCACAGGCCGCGCCGATAGCCACGAAGACAAGGCACAGGGCCACGGCCGACCACCCCGCGATGGTGCGCTTCGATGATGGTTCGCCCAGGTGGGAGAAGGCGCGGACCAGGAATCCGGGGAGCGGGCTCATGGCAGCACCAGCGCCTGGCGCCGGGGGTCGGCACCGCGGGGCGCGATGGCTAGGTGAATCCAGGCGTTGAACTCCAGGATCACCTGGTCGTAGGGGATGCTCGACTGGCGGATCATCAGGAACGCCTCGCCCAGCGGCATGCCCACCGGCACGAAGTCACAGGCCCGGCCGTGCAGGTGGGCGCTGTTCTGCTTCCCGCCCACCGCAGCGTTCACCGCCGGGGCACGGAAGCCGCTATTCACG